ATTTTCCAATAACACTCATCCTACGATTTACGCTGGTTTTACCTTTAGGACGAGCCATGTGTTTCTCCTTGACTGAGCTTACTTATACAGTATATAATAGATCAGAAAGAATGTCAAGCTTAAAATCTTACGCTCCCTGAACAAGCGTTACCATAGAAGCAGGAACGCGGTAGCAACCATACTGAGTCTCAATGACCAGATTCTTGATCTTGACATCCATCACCGTGCCATTGTAGACCTTACCGCGACTAGAGAAGGTGACCTTAGCGCCCTTAGAGACAGACCGAACAGTCTGCTTGGTAAGCTGTTGCCGGCGCATCTTGATGTAAGAGGCAATCTCATTCAGTTCTTCGTTAGTAGCCTTAGTCAGAACAAAGTGCGAAAGGGTTTCAAGGGAAGCAGTCATTTCGATTTCTCCGTGCTGTATGTTTGTTATAGCAGAATGGGTACCCGAAGTCAAGCCTTTATTTCGGATAAATCACATATTGTTCGTCAATATAGACGGTGTTACCGTCTTCGTCGCGGATGACGATATCCTGAATGTACTCCTCAGGGTCATCTGTGCGGAACATGAAAGTTCCAGTGACGAGTTCGTCCTCGCCCCGATTGTTGATGACATAGCCCTGAACGACTTGACCGACCTTGAACATGACGTACCTCTTGCTCGCTGCTTACATTCTTAATATAACAAAACGGGTAACCGTTGTCAACCGTTTTTATCCAAAAAATACGATAAATAAAGATAGGAGAATAGTATGCCTAGGCTGTCACTTTGGAGACCTAATAAACAGAATGATTATCGGTTCCTAGATCGGACTATCGCAGAAATGCTGACAGTCGGTGGAACTGACCTATACATTCACAAATATGCAGGGGTCACGAACCAAGGTCCGTCAACTGATGCGACCCAACCACAATACCTAGAGCCTGATCCAACGCAGATTCAGGACCTATTATTCCTAGAGAACAGAGATAGAAAGTATGACCCTAACATATATCGTCTCCGTGGACATTATAATGTTCAGAACCTAGACTTTGACCTAAGCCAGTTTGGACTTTTCCTGAACAATGATATCATCTTTGTCACTGTCCATTATAATGATATGATTGACATCATCGGTCGTAAGTTGATGGTAGGTGATGTGCTAGAACTTCCACATCTGCTTGATTATAATCCATTAAATGAGACGATTCCGACTGCATTGAAAAGATTCATGCAGATCACTGATGCCAATTATGCCAGCGAAGGTTTCACCCAGACCTGGTATCCTCATCTATGGCGTATCAAATGTGAACCGCTAGTCAACTCTGAAGAGTTTGCTGACATATTGAATGCGCCAATCAATCAAGATAATTATTTAGGAGATTTTGATGCAACTAAAACTTATCCTCCAGGTTATACAGTGACATATGGTGGTGTGATTTATCAATCAACAGGCACTGTTCCTGCAGGAACAACTCCTCCTAATACCACATATTGGAGTGTTGTCAACAACGGTAGCCTCGCTGACATACTATCAACCTATAATAAAAATATCGCAATCAACGATGCTAACTTGAAGGAAGCAGAGAGATTACTTCCAGAATCTGGTTACGATCAATCCAATCTATACATCGTTCCTACATACGGCGTGTATGAGGCGGACGGTGTTCCATCAGACAAAACAAATCAACCTGCTCCACCTATTGATATCGTCGTTGATAGCTCGACTGAGGCAGCGATTTCAGGTATGGTGATGATGATTCGCAACCCAAGATACAAGAGTACTGCTGCTGGTATCAAGATAAGCAAAAAGGACCTACAGAGTATCTGGGATATGACGGTTGATGCTGCTCCAGAAGTCAGGCTTGACAAGTTCAATCAAGTAGAACTTAGTGTGACTACTGAAGCTCCGGAAAGGACTGGTGGTGGATCAGGTCCCGTGTCAGGTACAAAGATGCTGACTATGGATCCAATGGGCATCATAACAGGGCCTTACGGAACTGCTGACAACACATATGCAACAGCCGACCAAAACCCAGAACTTCCAGGATTCACCGGCGATATCACGATCAACATGGATTATCGTGCTGACTGCATCCCGGGTTATCAGTATATCGCACGATCAACGCCAAAAACATTCGGATACACAGCAGGATATCTCAGCGGCGATGGTCAAGCACCAAACGGTTTCCCAACAGGGGCAGGAATATCTTTCCCGCAGAATCCACAAGTCGGGGATTATTTCTTACGCATAGATTATCTACCACAACTATTATATCGCTGGGATGGTACACTATGGGTACAGATTAGTCAAAATGTTAGGACTCAAACTGGCTTTGATTCACCGACAAATCAATCACAACTCAACAGCTTTATTAATGACCCCGCTGAAATATATGTAAATAGCACTAATACAGTTGTTCCGCAGAGTCAGCCGTTATCAACAGTATTGACGACGACTCCTGAAATACTACCACCAGAGTGATAAGGATTCATCGTTTTATTTTATTTAACTTATTTTTGGCTCTAGTTTCATTTCGGCGAGCGATTTCATTTTACCAAAGCCTGGATGCTTGTCCCCCGATACGTCAGCATGATTAGCCTTCATAAGAAGTTTAGTTTCATCAGAGTGAGTTTTACCAAACATACCGTTCTTTTCACCTATTCGCATTTTTCCTATATCGTAAAAAATCATTTTAGTTTCATCAGAGTGAGTTTTACCAAACATACCGTTAGCGGAACCTAATCTTCCTCTGGTCGGACATGCTTTCCCTCGCCACTTATTAATCCTCTTTTCAATGATTTCAGCGGATTGTTTTTTACCAAAATTTGGATGATCTTCTCCTGACTTAAAGCCTGGTCCCCCGCCTGATTCAGGAATAATGTTAGCCCACTCGCTGCTGTTGACCACATCCCATAGTTTTGAATAGTAACGGCCCCAATAACTAAGTTCTTCTTGTGTGATGCACTCTTTTAATATTTCAGTATCCACGAATCGTCCGTGTTGATTGATGTGTTTTTTCCAATTTTTACCGGAACCTAGATATTTGTAAGGATCTTGTTTGGTTTTTCCGAGATAATTTAGCCCGGTAATCATGTGTGTCTTTTTATATAGATAAATAATCATGCTGATAGTCCTTTTACGACGGTTAGAGTAGTTGGGTATTAGTAGTACCGCGAACTACATATATTTATACAAGGATTAATAGTTTGGCAACCTACTTTTATGATAATCAGATTCGCAGATTTATAATACAATTCCAAAAAATATTTTCCTCTTGGAATGTGACTAGGGGTAATGATCCTAATGGTAATCCTATCCTGGTCCGTGTACCTATCATGTATGGCGATAGCAGTAGGCAAGCAGCAACTATAATTGCCAACAATAGTGCTAGCAATCTGCCATCTGCGCCGCTAATAACTACATACATCAGTGGATTAGAATATAATCAGAAGTGGACACAGGATCCTACTTTCGTTGACAAACTTAATGTGAGGCAGCGCACTTATAATCAGGAATCACAGTCGTATGAAACAACACAAGGGCAGGCATTTACTATTGAACGACTGATGCCTGTTCCGTATACGCTGAGAATGACGGTAGACTTCTGGACTACTAACTACAATCAAAAACTTGAACTCATTGAACAGCTAGGTACACTGTTTAATCCTGCATTTGAGATCCAAAGCACAGATAACTTCATAGATTGGACTTCTCTGTCTGCGGTATTCCAAGATGGATTAACATTCACTAGTCGTAGTATCCCTGTAGGTACAGGTAATCCTATTGATATTATGTCTTGGAAGTTCTACATGCCTATCTGGATCACCACAGCATCTAAACTCAAGAAGTATGGGGTGATTGAAAAGATCATTGCTTCTATCTATCAGGGCAATGCATTGCAAGATGTTCAAGATGACGATCTATTATTGGGCACGAGACAGAAGATCACTCCATATGGTTATCAACTATTATATTCGGGTAATACTTTACAACTATTACCGCAGGACGAGCCATTTACTCCTCCAAACAATGATCTTGTCCTTCCAAACAATCCCAATACGAGTCTATATTGGTCAGCCTACTTGAACCTTTACGGTGCTGTGAGACCGGGAATATCTCAAATCTGGTTGCAGAATCCATACATGGATAGCGACATCGTAGGTACTATCGTGCCTAATCCAACAGATGATCGTTTTCTTATCTTCAACGTAGATACTGATACCTTACCACAAAACACATTGGAACCAGTTGATAGCGTCATAAATCCACAGCTAACAGGACCAAATGCAGGTCTTCCGGGACCTACCCCAGGAAAGAGATATCTCATCGTTGAGAATATAGGCCACGAAGGTGACACTACCGTATCTTGGGGCGGCGTCGTCGCTAACGCGAATGATATCATTCAGTTTGATGCAAATGCTATGCAATGGTTTGTGGCATTTGATTCTCAGAATTCAACAACTGTGGAATTCGTGACAAATATCACGACACAGGTTCAATATCGGCATGTTCCTCATGAGGGTATGTGGGTAAAAAGTTATGAAGGCTTTTATGCGGCCGGAGACTATTCTATAGTTATTTGATAAATAAAAGTGTAGTTCGCGGAACGGGAATTCCCAACTACTCTAATGCTTACAAGGAGCAATCAGCATGACTATTTATTATCTTTACAAAAAGACCCACAATAAAACAGGCCTACAATATTTAGGTTATACTACTAGAGATCCATATATTTACAAAGGATCTGGTATAAAATGGGGAGAGCATCTATCTATTCACGGTGACGATATCTCGACAGAGATATTACTAGAATCCACTAACAAAGAAGATGTACGAAACTTAGGTAGACACTTTAGTGAGCTATGGGATATAGTTCGTAGCGACAAGTGGGCTAATTCAATGAAAGAAACGTGCGGCGGACCAGGCGGCAAAAAAGGCATAGCACGTTTAGAATCAACAAAACAAAAATTGAGAGAGAAATTGTCTGGTAGAACACATACACCAGAACAGAAATTAGCAAAGAGCCAACGTCAGAAAGGTAAACCCAAATCATCACAGTGGGTAGAAAAAATGACTGGTAGAAAAAATCCATTAGTCTCTGCGGCGCTTGCTGGCAAACCAAAACCAATTGTTACCTGCCCTCATTGTCAAAAAACAGGGGGCGTGAGTGCGATGGGGAGATGGCATTTTTCTAACTGCACTACATTATTAGATAAATCATAGTATGACTAACACTAGTGCAGGAGTGTTCTTTTATTCCAAAAGAACACAACGCTATCTCTATCTATTAAGAACTGACAGTAAGAACCCAGGCAACTGGAGCATTCCTGGTGGCAAGATTGAACCAGGCGAGACCCTATTAGAAGGAATAGAGAGAGAATGTACTGAAGAGATTGGTATATTTGACCCTGACTGGAAACTTATTCCTATTCAGAAATTCGTAAACAACTCATTCACTTATAATACTTTTTTCTGTGAGATTGAAGAAGAGTTTGTTCCTATATTAAATGAGGAACATATAGGATATGCCTGGGTGCAATCGGGAAGTTATCCTAAACCGTTGCACCCAGGCCTATTTTCTACTGTTAATATTGATATAGTCATTGAGAAGTTAAATCTACTTACTTAATGTAATATCCCTAACATTTTAAACATTATAGGTTCTGCTATAAAACCTGCTAGCATTCCACCTCCCATTAACATCCATTTCCATTTCTCTAATGAATTTATTTTCTTTGCCATCTCGTTGTGTGAGTCTACATTGGTTTTTTGAAAACTAGTCATCATTTCTTGAATGGAAATGTTGTTATCGTCAATAACATCTCGCATCTCCTTCAAACCAGTCTTCAACTCATCAACTTTATCTGTGAGATTTGAATATTGAACTTGAAGGATTGCGACATCGGTTTCTGTTTGTTTTTGTTGTACCGACAGTGTTGTCATGATGATATCCTTATGCGCTAGTAATAGTTACAAGCGGATAAGGCATTGCATTTGCTACATTTGAAGTTTGTGCAGTATTAAACGTTGCAAATGCAGGAGCTGTATTGATATATCCTAGATTTCCAGTTGGTTGTCCAGGTGAAACAATGTTTCCAAGAGCATCAGGACTAGAAGGTGCAGTAAAGATACCAAGAGTGTGATCGCTTAGTGTCTGTACTTTTACTGCCGTAGAGTTAGCATATGTTGCAGTCATCGTCATTGTATTCGGAAGAAGTGCAGTATTAGCTAAATTTGCAGTATAGCATTGTGCAGTAAGACCGGTTGTTGTGCCAGTAACAAGATATTTCTGCTTGCCCTTTTGACGAACAATATATCCTGGTTCTGCTGTCGCAGTGACATAATTTACCGGAGTTGAGAATGTAGCTGATGCATTTGCTGTAAGAATTGCAGTTTGTTGCAATACGTTAGCAGTCACATTTCCTGATGATACAGGAACGTTTGCCCCGCCCGGATTATATGTTACAGTGAAATGAGTTGCATTTGTGACTGTACCTAAATAATACGCTGTATTAGCCTTGATGTTTCCATCAACATTTGAATCAAACCAAACAACACCATTGGCTAAAGTTTGTGCATTTCCTGAAGTGACAATATAGCTACCAGTAGCAACAGTGCTTGTGATTGCAAGCTTGCTCTCAGAAGGAATAGAACCGATAAAGCCAATAGTAGTTAGATCATATGTAGTTCCGTTGTTATTTGCAACATTGGCTTGAAGTACAGAACCAGTTGTTGAATTAGCAAAAGTATTCAAGAACCCAAACACAACATTGCTTGTATTAGCTGTTGTGATTTGTCCAGGTCCGGTTTGACCAATAGCAACATTAGCAAGAACTTGTTTTCCATAAATTGCAGTATTACCGCCTACTACTGAGTAAGTTGCAGTATTTGTTGCTGGCCAACCAGTTCCACCATTTGGGTTATTAAAATATGCATCAACAACACCGACTGAAGCAGATACAGTCTGTGCTGAAGTATTAGATAAGGTTACTTGTACTGAATTTGGGTTAGCATTCAATGGCGTAGCAGACACAGTAAATGTGTGTGCTGATAACACCTTTAACACCCAATAATCTACGCCAGCTAGCAATCCACCTACGTTTGATGCGACTACGAACGGCATGTTCGCAATAATACCAAGTCCAGTGGGCGGTGCTAAAAGATTTTGTGATACTGTTACAATATTACCGGTAGCTGCTGTACCAGTGATAGTAAGCACTGCTTGTGCTTTAGCTATTTTTAGTGGTCGGCCCATTTGTTTTTCCTTTATGTTAGTCCAGGTTCTAGCTGGTACGCAGTGGGTAACTGCATAAACTCTCCGAATGAGAGTGTTATAAATGTATTTATCTTTTTTGGGTAAAATAAAGGAAGGTTAAGCGTATACTGCACCTATTACATACCATTGGGTAGAGGTCATTGCAATATATCGCATCGTTGAACTATTACCAGATTGGTTGAATGCCGTGTTTGTTGGCAATGTTCCTATAGCAGCCCCTGATGCAGGGTAAACATTAAGTGAATTGGCATTTGTATTCGTCACTGTAATTTCCATACCCGGTGTAGCTACAGGAAGAATTATTCCGGACCCTACATCTACATTAGTAACCTGATTGAATTCACGAGATATCACAGCAGCAGTACCTTGAGTAGATCCTGCAGCCGAAATTCCGTTAGCAACTGAGCGTATATTATACGAAGATGCTATGACATTGGCGCCTGAAATGTTACCTGTTACTGATACCGAAGAGAACATACCTGTAACATTAGCAGCATTTATTGCTGTTAATGAAGAACCATCACCGACATAGAAGTTCGCAGTTACCGTATTACCTAAATTTGCATTTGCTGATACAAGGTTCC